GTTTCTTTAAAACTTGATTATTATGATACGATAATTTTTTATGTTGATAATATATTAAAAATGATACATAATCGAACTTATCAAATTAAAAATGCAATTGAATATCAAAAATTTATGAGCGGACTGGGATAGATAAATACTCATAGATGAATAAATCATCGTGAGTGTATCAGACATTATTATTAAAAAAATAAACGAAGTATTTTTAAAATTACAAACTCAACCTCATATCGAGTATGAATTAAGAGATCATTTTACATTTCAAGTGGATGGGGCAAAGTTTATGCCTCAATATCGCAATAAACACTGGAATGGTGAAATTCATTTATTTGATATTAGAAATAAACAGATATATGTTGGCCTTTTAGATAAAATTATAAGTTTTTGTGAGCAATCAAAATATACTTATAGTTTTGAAGATAATAAATTTTATGGACAACCTTTTGAAATAAATGATGGAATTTCATATGAAGGTGTTCAGGATTACATGAAATCTATTTGTTGTCACACTCCTCGTGACTATCAAGTAGAGGGAGTATATGGTGCATTAAGAAATAATCGAAAACTATTGATATCTCCCACTGCATCAGGAAAATCTCTGATGATTTATTCGTTAGTGAGATACTATGTAGATAAACACGAAAAAATACTTTTAGTTGTTCCAACGACATCACTCGTGGAGCAAATGTATAAGGACTTTCAAGATTATGGTTGGAATGCTGAGTCATATTGTCATCGAATTTATTCAGGAAGAGAAAAAACAAATGAGAATTCAGTTACAATCACTACTTGGCAATCAATATACAAACTTGAGCGTTCTTTCTTTGAGAACTATGGAGTTATTATAGGTGATGAAGCTCATTTATTTAAGAGTAAGTCATTAATTTCAATCATGACTAAATTGCATCATGCTAAATATCGATTTGGATTTACTGGAACTTTAGACGGAACTCAAACTCATAAATGGGTTTTAGAGGGCTTGTTTGGTCCATCATATAAAGTTACAAGGACAGATCAATTGATGAAACAGGGACATCTTTCACAGTTGGAAATTCAGTGTATTGTTCTTAAGCACTCTCCTCAAAAATTTGATGTTTATGAAGATGAAATACAATATTTAATTTCTCATGAGAAAAGAAATAAATTTATTAAAAACTTAACTTTAGATTTAAGAGGAAACACTTTAGTTTTATATAGTAGAGTAGAAACTCATGGATCTATATTATATGAAATGATAAATAATAGCAAGAAGAATGATAGAAAAGTCTTCTTTATTCATGGTGGTATAGATACAGAGGAAAGAGAACTTACAAGAGAAATTACTGAAAAGGAAAGTGATGCGATTATAGTTGCTTCTTATGGTACATTTTCAACTGGTATAAATATTCAAAATTTACATAATGTAATATTTGCATCTCCTAACAAATCTAGAATTCGAAATCTTCAATCGATTGGAAGAGTTTTAAGAAAAGGAAAAAATAAAACAAAGGCAATCTTATATGATATTTCTGATGATTGCACTTATAATTCAAGAAAAAACTACACATTAAATCATTTTATAGAAAGAATTAAAATTTATAATGAAGAAAAATTTAATTATGAAATCATCACAGTACAACTTAAAAAATAATGGAAGAAGATTTTTACGCATCAATTAAATTAAAAACTGGTGAAGAAATATTTACTAAAGTATCTGTGGTTGAAGAAGAGGATAAAACCTTATTATTTATTTTGAATCCAATTACAGTATCAGAAATTAAGAACAGATCTGGAGTTTCTGGATATAAATTTGAATCTTGGATGAAAACAACAACAGAAAATATGTTTGTAATCAATTTAGATGATGTTGTTACTATATCTGAATCTTATGATATTGAAATGATTTTAATGTATCAATTATATGTTAAACAATTAGATAAAGAGAAAATTAACGAATCAAAACCAAGTAAAGAAATGGGTTATCTTTCAAATGTAAATGATGCTAAAGAGATATTAGAGAAACTTTATAATATTAGCTAATACTAATCTTTTCAACCTTCACAAAGGTAATTATACATTAATTTAAGACCTTTGTCAAATATTTAAATATATGTTATTATTCCTACATAATAATGAATAAAACTTATGATAACAACAAATGTTATGACTAAAAGAAAAAGGTCAGATCATTATGTGAATAATAAGGATTTTCTTGCTGCATTAGTTAAGTATTCTGAAGATGTTGAAATATCTATTTTTCAAGATAAACCAAAACCAGTCATACCACGTTATATTGGAGAATGTTTTTTGAAGATTGCTAATCATCTTTCATTTAAACCAAATTTTGTTAATTATATGTTCAAGGAAGATATGATTTGTGATGGAATTGAAAATTGTGTTCAGTACATTGATAGATTTGATCCAAAGAAATCTGAAAATCCATTCGCATATTTTACACAAGTTATTTACTATGCTTTTCTTCGTCGTATTCAGAGAGAAAAACGTCAATTAGAAATTAAAAATAAAATTCTTGAACGTTCTGGATTTAGTGAAGTTTTTACTGACGATAACACTCTTGACAGTGGAAATTATTCTGATTACAACTCAATAAAGGATGAAGTTCATAGTAAGTTGAGATATTAGTGCTTTTTCTAACTCCAAAGTGTTATAAATAATTATAGTATTGTGGAGTTAGATTTGGAATGACTAAAGCAAAATATACACCCGAAGAACGTAAAAGAGTAAAGGCAGAAAATCTGCGTAAAAATAGAGAAGCAGCAGCAGCAAGAGGATATACTAAAAAAAATGTTGCTCGTCAGGAAGCAATTAAGGAAGGCAAAAAAACTTATATTGGTTTTACTGCCTGTAAACATTGTAATAGTTATGAAAAGTATGTGAGCAATTCTTCGTGTGCTCCATGTGCTATTAAGAGTGGACTTGAAAAATTGAATAATCGAGAGTTGATGAAACCTTATAGGACGAAGGAAAAGAAACAAAAGTACTGTGAAAATAATAGAGAATTAATTAACTCTATTAAGAGTAAATATGCTAAATCTGAAAGAGGTAAAGCAGTAGGTTGTGAAAAACAAAGAAGAAGATATGCTAGATTGAAGCAAGGTATTCCAATTGAAATTACAGAGCAACAACTTCGTCAAATACAAGAAATATATGAACAAGCACAACACTTGACTTTTACTAATGGTGTGCAGTATGATGTAGATCATATCGTTCCCTTATTTGAGGGTGGAATACATCATCCAGATAATCTTAAAATCATTACTCACGATGAGCACCTTATGAAAACCGCACAAGAAAATAGCAGGAGGCAACAAAAGTGAAAGTGGGTTTAATTTGTGATAGCCACTGGGGTGCCAGGAAGGGTTCTAAAATTTTTCACGATTATTTTGAAACCTTTTATAAAAATATATTTTTTCCAACATTAGAAAAGGAAAAAATCACTACAGTTCTTCACCTTGGAGATGCTTTTGATAGTCGTAAGTCGATTGACTATCAAAGTTTAGAGTGGACAAAAAGAGTTGTATTAGACCCACTCTCAAAATATAATGTACATATGCTTGTTGGAAATCATGATGCATATTATAAGAATACGAACACTGTAAATTCACCTTCACTTTTACTTCAAAATTATTCAAATATAAAAACTTACAGTGATCCAGAGGTTATTAAAATTGGAAATTTAAATGTTCTTTTGATTCCTTGGATTTGTGCCGATAATGAAGAAAAAACTTTACGTTTAATTAAAAAAAGTGGTTGTAAAGTTGCAATGGGTCATTTAGAATTAAATGGGTTTCAAGCCTATCAAGGACATATAATGGACGATGGTATGGATTCAATTGTATTTGACGATTTTACAAAAGTATTTTCTGGACATTATCATACTCGTTCAAATAATGGAATAGTATTTTATCTTGGTAATCCCTATGAAATTTTTTGGAACGATGTAAATGATACTCGTGGATTTCATATTTTCGATACTGAAACTCTTGAGCACACTCCTGTAAATAATCCATATCGAATATACTATATTATTTATTACGAGGACACAAATTATCAAACATTTGATACTCGTGAGTATGAGAACAAAATTGTAAAGGTAATCGTTCGCAAAAAAACAAATACTAAAAAGTTTGAAAAATTTATCGATAAACTTTATAAGTCAAATATATCAGAACTTAAAATTGTTGAAAATATTCAAATACAAGAAAATGAAGATTTTGAGGCATATGAATCAGAAGATACACTCTCTATTTTAAATCGATATGTCGAAGAATCTGAAATATCAATTGATAAATCAATCGTTCAAAAAAT